GCGCAGTGGGAAGGCCCGCTGTCCGAGCAGTGGGACAGTCGGCCTAAATTCGAGTTCAATCAGGTCCACCTGGCGCTGATTCGGATCTTCAACGAGTACCGGAACAACCGGATCACGGTTGATTTCCAGCCAAAGGACGGCGCCGAGAACGACGAACTGGCAGACACCTGCGATGGCATGTACCGCGCTGATGAGCAGGCATGCAGCGCGACCGAGGCGTATGACAACGCTTTCGAGGAAGCGGTCGGTGGCGGGTTCGGCGCATGGCGCCTGCGATCCATCCCCGAGGATGAAGAGGACGAGGACAACGAGCGGCAGCGCATCGTCATGGAGCCGATCTATGACGCCGACGCTTGTGTCTTCTTTGACCTCGGCGCTAAGCGCCAGGACAAGAGCGACGCAACGCGCAGCTGGGTGCTGACGCCGTACACGCTCGAGGACTACAAAGAGACGTTCGGAGACGACCCGGCGACCTGGCCGAAGTCTATCCACCAGCATGAGTTTGACTGGGCGACTCCGCGGTTTGTGTGGGTCGCAGAACATTATGTTGTCGAAGATGCGCCAGAGGTCGTGCGCTACTTCCGGGGCGCCGTCGAGGGTGCCGACGACATGGAGGTAACCGAGGCGCAGCTTGAAAGCGATGACGACCTGCTTGACGAACTGGCCGCAACAGGTTTCCGCGAAGTGCGCCAGAAAACCCTGCGCCGCAAGCGGGTACGCAAGTACATGATGAGCGGTGCTCGCATCCTGGAGGATTGCGGCTACATCGCAGGGCGGTGCATCCCTATCGTGCCGGTGTTCGGCAAGCGCTGGGTCGTTGATGGCATCGAGCGATGCATGGGGCACGTCAGGCTCGCCAAGGACGCGCAGCGCCTGATGAATTCGCTTATGTCGTGGCTCGCCGAGCTGACAGCCCGCTTTGATGTCGAAAAGCCGATCCTTACGCCAGAGCAGATCGCCGGCCATACAACGATGTGGGCCGAGGACAACATCAAGCGGTATCCCTACCTGCTGCTCAACCCGTCAACTGACCAGAGCGGAAACGTGACTGCGCAGGGTCCGGCGGCGTACACCAAGGCTCCGAATGTGCCGCCAGCGATGGGCGCGCTGATGCAGTTCGCACAGCAGGCACTGCAGGATCTGCTCGGCGCGCAGCAGGCTGGCGAGCAGTTGCAGCCCAACCAGTCCGGCAAAGCCGTCGAACTGATCCAGCAGCGGCTCGACATGCAGGTCTACATCTACATGAGCAACATGGCCAAGGCCATGAAGCGAAGCGGCGAGATCTGGCTGTCCATGCAGCGAGACATTGCCGTCGAGGAAGGCCGCCCGACGAAGACGGTTTCAGACAACGGAAGCCCGGGGCAGGTCAAATTGAATGAGCCGGCATGGGATGCCGAGAAGGAAACCGAAGTTCTGCGCCTGGACATCAGCAAGGCAAACCATGATGTCATTGTTGATGTCGGGCCGTCTTCCAGTTCGATGCGCGCTGGCGTGGTTCGCGCACTGACCGGGATCGCGCAGATTGCTGCCGATCCGCAGACGCAGCAGGCGCTTGTCTTTGCGGTCATTGCCAACCTAGAGGGCGAAGGCCTGAAAGAGCTTCGCGACTGGGCTCACATGCAGGCCGTCAAGATGGGTGTCATGAAGCCTAGCGACGAGGAATCACAGGAGTTGCAGGCCCAGGCTCAGAACACCCCGCCGGACCCGCAGGCTCAGTATCTGCAAGCTGCGGCGCAGGAAAGCGCAGCGAAGGCTGAGAAGGCGCGCGCCGATACCGTCAACGCGCTGGCCACAGCGCAGATGACCCGAGCGAAGACCGCCGAAACCCTGGCCGGCATTGGTCGTGATGACCGCCAGCAGGCCATTGACGCGGCGAAAGCGTTCGCAGATGCGGCAGTTCCACGGCATGGTGGCGGGATCTGATGGGCGGATATAGCATGAATGCGCTTAAACTATGCGCATCCGCCATCAACAGCGAGTTTGAACATGCCCATTGAAATCACCCAGTCTGCAGAATCCGAAGCCGTCGCTGACGACGAACTGAAGGCGGCGCCAGACGCTGAATCGCAGGCTGTCGAGGGTGATGCTGCGCAGGGCGCCGAGGGCGAGGCTGGCTCAGAGGGTGGATCTGCGGAGGGTGGCGAGGGCGAACTGCTGGTGACGATCGGCGACGAGTCGCCTCCGGCTGAAGAAGCCGAGCACAGCGCGCCGCAATGGGTCAAGGATCTGCGCAAGCAGAATCGCGAGCTGGTGCGCAAGACTCGCGACCTAGAGCAGCGCCTGCAGGTGGCGCAGCCGGTTCAGCAGGCTGTTGCGCCAGGCTTGAAGCCGACCCTTGCCGGCTGCGAGTACGACGAAGAAAAGTTCGCCGCAGACCTTGAGGCTTGGCACGAGCGCAAGCTGCGCGCCGATGAGCAGCAGCGCGAGGCTGAGCGCAAGCAGCAGGCGCAGGCGGCCGAGTGGAACAAGCGGCTCGACGGCTACAAGAAACAGGCCCTGCAGCTGCGCATTCCGAATTTCGAGGCCGCTGAGGAAGTCGTACGCGATACCCTCAACGTGACGCAGCAAAGCCTGATCATCAAGGCATGCAAGCAGCCGGCCCTTATGGTGGCTGCGCTTGGCAACAACGAGCGCAAGGCCCGAGAACTGGCTGCAATCACCGATCCGGTGGAGTTTGTGGCCGAAGTGGTCAGAACGGAGGCACAATTGCGAACGCAAGCACGCAAGCCGTCAACGGCGCCCGAGAAGGCAGCACCCCGAAGCAGCATGAGCGGTGCATCGGCAGTCGATAGCGAGTTGGCGCGGCTACAAGCTCAGGCAGCGAAGACGGGCGACCGGACTCCGGTCGTGCGCTACCTGCAGGGCAAGGCAAGGCAGACCGCCTAGAGTCTGCCGGCACAGCGCGGCCGTCAAGCGCGCTGCGGATTCGCCCACCGTACACGGGCAGATGATGCGGCATCCGTCATGCCCTGAATGACGAGCAAAGCCACGCGGGTAACCGCGCGTCCTAACTCGTTTTCAAGGAATCCATCATGGCAACCGCTTTCTCGCAGCAAGAAACAGTCCTGTTTGACAAACTCCTGGCCGGCTTCGATGACGGCTTGGTCTTCGGCCGTAACGTCTCAATCGTCACCCTTGATCCGGTGATGCTGGAACGTTCGCAGGGAACGCAATTTTGGCGTCCTCAGCCCTATGTGAGCACGACCGTTGATGGCAACGCCGGTACCGACATTTCGTCGAGCTTCACCGACCTGACGCAGCTTTCGGTCCCGATCGGCCTCGGATATAACAAGTCCGTGCCGTGGCAGATGACCGGCAACGACCTGAACGACAAGCTGCAACTGGAGCGCAAGTACCAATCCGCGCTGCAGGCGCTGGCAACGCAGATCAACATCTCGTGCGCCAACGTCGCCGCGCTGTATGGCTCGCTGGTTGTCAAGCGCTCGACCGCTGCATCAGGCTTCGATGACCTGGCTGCTGCCGATTCGATCATGCTTGAGCAGGGCCTGGTCGGCGACGCTGTGCGCCGGGTGGCTTTCCTGCATGCCCGCGACTACAACAGCATGGCGTCGGCGCTGGCGAAGCCGCAGACCTCGGCGAATACCAAGGTCAATCCTGCATATGAGAAGGGCTATGTCGGCAACGTGTCGGGTTTCGAGACCTACAAGGCCGACTACACCTACTCGCTGTCCGCGAAGGCCGGAGTCTCGGTGACGGTGAACGGCGCCAACCAGTACTACACCCCGAAGGCCACCAGCACGGCCAGCAGCGGCGAAGTGCAGAACGTTGACAACCGATTCCAGACGCTGCCGATCACGGTTTCGTCCGGCACGGTGAAGGTGGGTGACAAGTTCACCATTGCCGGAGTCAACGCGGTGCATCACATCACCAAGCAGGACACCGGCCAGTTGAAGACGTTCACGATCACCTCGATTGTGACCGGCGCGGGCGGTACCGGCACCGTGCAGATCAGCCCGCCGATCATCTCGGCCGGTGGCTCGACGCAAGCGGAGAAGGAATATCAGAACGTCAGTGCTACGCCGACCAACGGCGCCGCAATCACGTTCCTGAATACCGTCACTGGCAACGTGGCTCCGTTCTTCGACGTGCGCGCGCTGGAGCTCCTGCCGGGCCGCCAGGGTCTGGACGAGGAAATGATGTCGGCCGGCGCCGCAGCGATGCGCGCGACTACCGAACTCGGCATCGAGGTCGTGCTGTACAAGTTCTTCGACATCAACAAGAAGATGTTCAAGTACCGCGCAGACTCCCGCTGGGGCGTTGGCATGACCAACACCGAGATGGGCGGCGTCGTGATGTTCAGCCAGACCTGATCGGCAGCTGAGGCGACATAGGGGCCGGCAATCACGCCGGCCCCTTGATCAAGGAAAGCCAAATGGACCGTTTCCCACAATCCCTCTACCGCATGCCGGGCTCGGATGTTCAGACGGATATTGGCTCAATGCAGCATCTGATCGTTTCCGACGAGGATGCGCTGCATGCTGCTCTGGAGGACGGATGGTGTGAGCTGCCGTCCCTTGCGTTTGCAGACTATCAGTCCAGCAAGTCCAGCACAGCAGAAGCGGCTGCGGCTGAGACTACGCCGGACGACGCCAAGCCTCCGACGCGCGATGAACTTGAGCAGAAGGCAAGCGAACTCGGTATCAAGTTCGATGGCCGATGGGGCGACAAGAAGATCGCCGATGCCATTGCCACGGCGCTGCAGGGCTGATCCAAATGACCGCAGCCGTCATCTTGTTTGCTGAAGCCAAGCAAGCGGCGCATCCGCACATGACAGGAGCGGCTCGCTGCCAGGCCTGCGGCAAAGAGTGGGAGGCTGTTGCTCCTGTTGGAACACATGAGCTTGAGTGCCCATCATGCAAGGCGACCAAAGGGTACATGGTGAATGCAGTCCTGCGAGGCAATGAGCGTTTTGTATGCAACTGCGGATGCGATGTTTTCCGCATATCGCCGATCCATGGCCCCTACTGCGTGAACTGCGCGGTTCCTGCTGAAGGGTGGTTCTAGATGGCCTGGACGAAGGCGCAGATCATCTCGGACGCCTTCGGCGAACTGGCGCTAGCCGGGCATGTCTTTGACATCGAGCCAGAGGAACAGCAGCAGGCCGCGCGCCGGCTGGAAATGATGCTGGCAACATGGGAAGCTCGCGGCGTCACGCTCGGGTACTCGTTCGCCGGCAACCCGACAGGCATTGACGTTGATGGCGATTCAGGACTGCCAGATGCCGCCGTCGAAACAGTCGTCATCAACCTGGCCAAGCGCATCTCCGGCGGATTCGGCAAGGCGCTGACACAGCAGCAGCTCCAGGACGCGCGAGACAGCTATGCAGTGCTCCTGCGAGCCGCAGCATTCCCGCGCGAGATGCAGATCCCGGCCACGATGCCGCGCGGCGCCGGCGTCAAGCCATGGCGCTCGGCGAGGCCGTTCGTTACCAAACCAGACACGTCACCGCTATCCGTCAACGACGGCGGAGACATGGACATTCTGAGGGGCTGACATGCCTTCAATCGATCGGCTGAATCAGTCCGACATCGCAGCGGCAGATGCTGTGCCGTTCTACAGCGCTGCGGGTGGCGCGGATCGGCGTACGTCGGTATCGCAACTTGCTGCACTGCTGCAGACGCTGCTCAACACAGGAGGCGGCCCGACGCAGCAGTACGCGGCGCCAAATGCGACCGGGTTCAGCGTCACCATTTCACCGGCCGTCGCTGGCGCATGGGTTTGGCTGTTGCTGACCCCGGTCGCAGGCTATGCAGCTGGCACGATCGTTCTTCCGGCTGCGCCACAGGATCGGCAAGAGGTCGTCGTGAACTCCACGCAAGCCGTCACCACGCTGACTGTCAGCGGCAACGGCGCGACGGTCAACGGCGCCCCCACCACGCTCGCGGCGAATGCGTTTTTCCGCATGAAATACGACGCCGTGCTTTCGACTTGGTATCGCATCGGCTGAGGACCACCATGACCACCGCATCCCCCTTCCGCGCATCGCGCGGCCAGAACCAGAAGCAGACCGCAACGACCACGAGCGCGAGCTACACATGCGGGCTTGGCAATCGCTCGGTGCGGTTCGTCAATACCGGCACAGTTCCGGTTTACGTTCGCACCGGCCGCATTGGCGCCAGCTATGACGGAGCCACGGTGGTGGCGACGGCTGGCGATACTGTGCTCGGCCCAGTCTCGTCGCCGGCCTCGGTGCTGGTCATTGAGAAGCCACCCGAGCACGACACGATTGCAGTGCTGGCCGACAGCACGACCGCAGTGGTATTTTTCCAGCCCGGCGAGGGGGGAATGTAATGCCGACTACAGCCACTATTACAGCCGGATCATCGGCTGCAATATCGCTAGCTGCTGGCTCGACACTTAGGCTTTCGGGGCTCGGAACTGCACAGTTTGCACCGCCTGGTGTTCGTGGCGAGGGCGCGGACCTGCGCCTTCTGTCAGCGTCTCAGTCGTCAATGGGGCCTTACCCTATCGCGGCGACGGTCAATGTTGTCGCCAGATCAACGGGCAACGGCGTGACGTACTTCATCAACGCAGCCGCAGATGCCGTCCCGCCTGGGTCATCTCAGCCAGGCGGAGAGGCGCTGACTTCTGCCCAGGTTTCGGCATTCTCAAACGGGACCATCCTGACGTCGGCGGGTGGCCTGATTGCATTGAGCGAAACGACGCCCTACGTCACACTGACGGCTACCGGTAGTGCGTTTTCTGGTGCCTGCGAGCTGGCCGGGTGGTACTGCAGCGTCGCAGCCGGAAACATCACCATCTATGACGCGCTGAGCGCCACCGGGACTCCGATCGTTCCTGCTACTGCACTGGTTGCAGGGCCAATGCCGATCTTTGGCGCTGGCACCACCGGAAAACTGGTGATGACTACTGGTTGCTGGGTGGTCCTGAGTGGCACCGCGACCGTGCGGATGCTGGTGGCATAAATGACGGTCTACAAGATCGACATCAACCGGGGCAGCGACTCCAACGATGGAGTCACGGCCCCGTGGGCGAACCTGGCAAAGATCAAGACTCAGGCGCTGAGTTCCGGTGATCAGGTGCTGCTGGCGCGCGATTCGATCTGGAATCTGTCGGCTCCCACCAGCTTGTTCACTGAGACTATTGGTGGCGTGGCCGGCAACCCTGTCTATTTTGGATGCTATGACACTGCGCTTGAAACGACAGCCAAGCCGCAGATTAACCTGACATACACTTTTACGGCAGGACAATGGACGTATGACGGCGCTAACAATGGATGGTATGTAACCTTCACGTATGACATCGGCAAATTGAGTTTGGTGCTGCTTGGAGGCCAACTCGGCCTAGTGCAAAGCCCTGCGCTGCCTATGGCAACGCGCGAGCGCGGATGGAAAAACAGCGGCACAAGGGTATATGTGTACGCACCAGCAGGCACCAACCCAACCGCCTATTACGGGAGCGTCGTCATCGGCCCGTGCTATAGAAGTGGAATATTCTTCAGTGACAAAGGAACAAACGTACTTGTTGAGAATTTGTCGGCTATAAATGCCTCGGCACCAGTCGGTTCGTATATGTACGCAGCCGGAGAACTGACTGTTCGCAATGTTGATATGAATGGCTGCGCTGCGCTTCAGTTTCAGTCAGATAAAGCCGGGTCTGGAAGCAAGCGGGTTACAGTAGAAAACATCAATGTCATTAGATCTCCTTCGGCTGGCGTAACGTTTTTTGAAACCGGAACGGGAACCAGCTATTACGACAGGGTGGTCATAAGAAACTCAAGGTTTACCGACGGCAATCTTGCGTGCGCAGAGGCTGCGGTCTATCTGCAGTGTCACGGCGCAATTGTCGAGGATAATTATGTGGCGCGCATGAAGTTCGGCACCCCTAGCCAAACGTCCGATGGATGCGCGATCTATTCTGATCTGTCATCGTATGGGTCAGTTATTCGGCGCAACACCGTCGAGCAATGTGGTTGCGCTTTCCAGTCTGGCAGCGTCGATGTTGTTGAGTTCAGTTCCAATCTGATTCTGGATTGCGGCGCGGCATTTAAGTCCGCTAATGAAGCAGCGTATGCAAGCGTTGAGGTCAGGATTTACAACAACACCGCCATTCGTTGCCTGACGCCATACCAATCCGGTGGCGCCGAACCACAGCCCAATGGCGCCGTTTGGACGTACAGCAGTAACGTCAAGCTGCTAGTCAAAAACAACGTATTCACGGCAGTCGCGGGCTCGACCGGCCCGTGTTTTAGCGAGTACACGGGCGGGTATTACGCTGGCAGCGCCATCGACAACAACGTGTCGTATGGG